ACTCTCAGGATTTGGGCCTTCCTCAAACGCGCCGGCGGCACGTGCTCATCGCGTTGCGAGACGGAGAGCCCCCATCGACGATCGCGAGGCCAGCGGTGGATCAGCCCGCGACTCTTCGGGACTACATCGGCGACCTCGTTGATGAGCCAAGGAGCAGGACCGGTCCCTTCTACGACCCAGGAACGCCGAGCAAGGAGAACAAGCGGCGTATTGACTACCTGTTCGATAATGGCTTGTTCGACCTTCCCAACTCGCAACGTCCGCCATGCCACCGAGACCGGGCGCACAGCTACGTGTCCATGTACGGACGGCTCCGATGGGATGCACCCGCCGGGACCATCACTAGCGGGTTCGGGTGCATGGGGCAGGGCCGGTACGTTCACCCCTCGCGGCGGAGAACGCTCACGCCTCACGAGGCGGCACGGGTACAGGGCTTTCCCGACTTCTACGACTTCTCGGATGTCCGCGGCGTCACAAGCCTGCGAGAGATGATCGGGAACGCCGTGCCGCCGAGGCTGTCAGCAATCGTCATGGACCAGCTGTTTCACGCCGGTGCTTTCCGATATGCGACGTGCTAAATCGCGGGTGCATTGAAGCCAGTGGGTTGGTACCATCCCGTCCCGGGAGGGTTCCGGAATGGAACATGTGGGGGCCCCGCTTGGTGCGGATGTAGCAGCGGTGCCTGACGTCGCCCGCATCGACTTCTGCGTTTCCCTGCTCCAAGACGACTTTCACCGTCAGGGCAGAAGTCTGTCGTTGCGTGACGTCCATCGAGTCGTCTCTCGCCTAAAGCTGTCGCCAGAGGCCGCAGCGACCGTTCTGAGTAAGGTCACTGGCCTGCTTGACTCCGAGCAGGAGCCGACCACTGCCGCCGAGCCTGACCAGAGCGACCGGCCGAAGGTCGAAACGCCCACAACGTCACCACGACGTTCCGAGACCGACCTCGTATCTGTTCTCCTCAGCTCCTGCGGCGAGCGAAAGCTGCTGAGCCACGCTGAAGAGATTGCGCTCGGGCGCAGCTACAGGGTTGGGCGTGTGCTTGCCTCGGCTGCCCAGCAGACACCAGAGTGCCGATCGGCCATTCGCGCAGGCGAAGAGGCATTCAACACACTGGTGAAGTGCAACCTTCGGCTGGTTGTCTCAGTGGCGCGAGAGTACCTGAACACCGTTGGGATGGAGCTGGTCGATCTGGTACACGAAGGCGTGCTTGGGCTCATACGTGCCGTCGAGAAGTACGACCCGGAACTTGGTTTCAGGTTTTCTACCTACGCGACCCACTGGATACACCAGCGGATCACCCGTGGAATTGCCGATCGGTCTCGACTCATTCGGCTGCCGGTCCACATCGCTCAAAATCTTAGTCTCCTGAGACGGAAGCGTCGGCGACTTGCGGAGGAGTCGGGACGGCAACCGTCGCCTAACGATCTGGCTCAGGATATGGGCCTCTCTCTATCTCACGTGCTGCTGCTCCTCACACTTGAGCGCGATGTCACGTCCTTCGACCAGTGGGAGCACAGCGAGGAGCGCAGCGGTGTCACACTACTGCCGGACCCTTCAACCCCGGACCCGTACGTCCAAGCCGAAAGAGCTGACGAGCAGATGCGACTGCTTCGCGCCGTCAATCAACTCGACTCCCGGATGAAGGAGATCATCATCCGTCGCTACGGACTCGCCGACATGCCAGAGGAGACCCTTGAGCAGGTTGGGCAGCGATTCGGCATCACCCGCGAACGGATTCGCCAAATTGAGAAGGCGGCGATTGAGAGGCTCACTCGCCTGTTACAACGGAAGAGCAGCGATGGGAACCAACCCGACAGTGCCAGTGGATCATCTAGAGGAAGCTTGTGCGAAGATGGTGACGTGGCTCACAAGCCGCGTCGTCGCCGATGGAAGAGGAGACGTCGACGTACGCTCGGCTTATGACCCAGTGGGCCGGTACTGGTTAGGTCGACTGTCGCCCGAGGATGTCGTTGTGTCCAACGCTGCGACACACGGTGACCGGTCCGAACGAATGGAGCCCTGCGCGATAGGGCTGCGTGCCCGGTTCGCGCGATCGACCCCTCTTGGCGTCACCGCCAGCTGCTGCGTCTGGCAGCGCTCGACAGCAGGCTGGACAAAGGGTCCACGTCGTTCGCAGACGTTGCATTTGACGCTACCAACGGCAGCCGGCACAGAGTCGCATGTGTTTCGTGCGCTGTCGGATGACTTGAGCAACGACTCCGGCGGGCAAGCGACGCTCGTCCGCCTCGACGTAGAGCTTGAGCAGTCGGCGGAGGGTCACGAGGAGTTCACCCTTCAGCTAGTGAACGCATCTCCGTCCCCCGGCTCGAATCGCTTCGGTCCGGTTCTGTTCGAAGTTGAACTGTGCGTAAACGGGCTGCCCCATGCGCCAATGCTCCTCGAAGCGCTGCCCGACTCGTTCAGGTATGACCGTCGTGTTATGGCGTACGGGATCAACTGTGGGATAGAGGTAACCGGCGACTCGATAGTCACCCGAGACGTTGTACAAGTGGACCGGCAACGACCGAGCTTCTGGACTGCGCCGTCAGACGAGCCCGACCTCTCCTTCAACACCTTGTCGACTGAACCAACCTCGCCCTTGTCGGCCCTCGTTGCCAACCACCGAGCGTGGGGAGACGCACACTGGTCGGCCAACTCGCTTGCCGCTCGGGCAGCGCAATACGGGTGGACGGACGAGATGAAAGCCGAAGCTGCCGAAGAGGCACAACAGTTTCATGGCGAGGCCGAGCGGCTGCAGGCTGGCCTCCAGCACCTCGTTCACGACAGCCGGCTGCTCCGCGCGTTCACCCTTATGAACGCAGCCATGGAGGTATCAGCTCGCGGGCGTTACAGCGGCTGGCGGCCCTTCCAGATCGGGTTCATATTGTCGAACTTAGCGGACTGCGATCCCGCGTCACGCTCAGCAGACACCACCGACATCCTTTGGTTTGCGACTGGCGGTGGGAAGACCGAAACCTACCTCGGGCTGCTGCTCATTGCCGCCTTCTTCGACCGCTTACGAGGGAAGGTTGATGGCGTCACGGCATGGAGCAGGTTTCCTCTGCGCCTACTCTCGCTGCAGCAAACGCAGCGCTTCGCCGACGCGATCGCGGCAGCGGAGATCGTGCGACGACGCGAAGGTGTTGACGGCGAGCCCTTTAGCCTTGGGTTCCTAGTCGGAGATAGCTCCACGCCAAACCGGATCGCCAATGAGCCTGCACCCGGAGACCCGGACCCCCTCGACCCGGAAATGCCAGGGCGGTTCCAGATACTCCGCCGGTGTCCGTTCTGCCGTGCGGATGTGCGAATGGCCTTCGATCGGCGAAGCTGGACGCTCCAGCACCAGTGTACGGGCGAGCGTTGTCCGTGGCCGGAAAAAGGCCTGCCATTCTACGTTGTCGACGAAGAGATCTACAGATTCCTTCCGACACTTGTCGTTGGCACCCTGGACAAAGTGGCGCTGGTGTCATGGCAAGCCAGTGTCCGCGGAATGTTTGCGCCGCCCTATGGCAAATGCTCCGAACCGTTGCACGGTTATACCTATGCCCCGCGATCGCAGCGCCCCAACGGCTGCCTGGTTCCCGGTTGCCGCGGTACAAGAAGTTCGCTGCCAATGGCAGGCGAACTCTATGCACCGTCCTTTCGCCTTCAAGACGAACTGCACCTATTGCGCGACAGTCTTGGAGCGATCAACGCGCACTACGAAAGCCTGCTCGACCATCTGCAGTCATCCAGTACAGATACTCACGCGAAGATCGTCGGCTCTTCGGCTACGCTCAGCGGCTTTGAACGGCAGTGCGACCAAATCTACCGGCGTCACGGCAGGGTGTTTCCACTTCAAGGCCCTTCCATCCACGAATCGCTATGGTCAGGGACATCGACCTCACTCCTGCGGCGGTTCATCGCTCTCGCTCCTCGGGGTGTGACGCTGGAGTTTGCTGCAGACAGAATGCTCACGAGCCTGCAATCGGCGATACGCGAGCTTGTCGCGGACCCGGTTCAAGTCTGTACGTCAGCGGGCATCCCGACCGCGATGGCCGCGGAGCTTGTCTCCTTGTACGGGACAGACGTCGTCTATGGCAATACCATTCGCGATCTTGATGCGAGCCTCCGATCACTAGAGACACAGGTGCCGGTCGGGAAGCTTATCACGGCTCAGTTGACCGGTCAGACGCTCTTTTCAGAAGTCAGCAAGACACTTGAGCGACTTGAGCGTCCCGAGCCTGATTTTCAAGATCGCGTCCATGTAGTTGCGGCGTCTGCAATGATGTCGCACGGCGTAGACATTGATCGCCTCAACGTCATGGTCATGCTGGGTCTTCCACTTGCGACTGCGGAGTTCATCCAGACTACTGCCCGAATCGGCCGGAAGCATCCGGGCCTCGTATTCGTGCTTCACAAGATGGCCCTCGAACGTGACGCAAGCGTCTACAGGTCGTTTCGGCACTTTGTGGAGCAAGGCGACCGCTTCGTTGACCCAGTTCCCGTTAGCAGGCGGAGTCAAAGGGTACTAGAACGGACTCTCTGCGGCCTGGTGCAGGCTCGGCTGTTACACATTCACGAGACGCGTGCGGGAAAGCCTCTCACTACCGTGCGCGCACTGCGCGAGTACCAGAAAGCCGGCGCTCTGACGGAACTGGACGAACTGACAGAGTTGAAGAGCATTCTTGGGCTGGACTCTGATTTAGACTCAGGTGCCGTAGAGTACTTGCGCGAATGGCTCCACGACTTCTTCCGCAATCTGAACAATCCCGATCCCTCGGCAAAGTTCCCTTCTGATCTGTCTCCGACCGGCAAGCCAATGACATCGCTCCGCGACGTAGAGGAGCAGGCACCGATCCATGACGCCTGAGCCACGGACGAACCCATGAGAGAGTACCGTAGCGCCTCGCAGATCCTATTCGGCGTGCTTCCGGAGCAGACAGTTGACCTCCGCGGCCGAGTCTGGAAGGTTAGCAGGTGGCAGAGCACCAACCCTGTTCGCATCGACGAGGCGGTGCTCAGGCGAGAACTGATTCGCCAAGCCTCCCGCTGGGCTGCCGCCGGACAGGATGGAGGATACGTACATGACCTGAATACCGGCTGGGGAGTTGAGCTCCGATCGCTCAATCGTCAGGCTGGGGTAGTGGTCGAACGGTTTCCGAGGGTCTCACTGTGCAACGGCTGCAAGCGTCTCGCCGAAACGGACGATGGGCAGTGCCGCTGCGGTACTCGCGACTGGCGACAGCTACACTTTGTTGCTTACCACGAATGCGGCAGACTGAAGGAGCCGTTCATTCCCAAGTGCCCACAGCATGGTCAAGCTAGGATCGTATTCCCCGGCACCTCGTCGGCGGCTGAGATCACAATCGTCTGCCCAGTCTGCAACCGTGTTCTGCAACGCGGGTTGGGCCGGCCGAAATGTGACTGTGGAAGCGGGCAGATGGTGTTTACCGTCCACCGTGCCGCATCGGTGTACACGCCAAGAACCGTCGTAATAGTCAACCCGCCTCGACCAGATCGGCTGAGGCAGCTCCGATCAGCTGGCGGCACGGCCAGGGCAGTAGAGTGGGTGCTCGATGGAATGACGACCCGGAGCTTTGCCGACGTGCCCTCAAGTTCGGCATCGCTACTAGCGCAACTGCTCGACACCGGAATGAGTCGTGAGTTCGCAGAGAGTACTGTTCGAGCGGCCGTTGCTGCCGGTGAGGTTCAAGACGCCGGGGGCGGCTCGCGGGCGACAGCACTCTCGACGGATGCGGAACATGAGGCCGTATCGATTGCGACCGCGCTCGCCGAGTCTAGGGTAAGAACTAGCGACTTGGCCTCAGCCGCGCAAGCGGGAACCAAGCGCCGCCGCCTGTACACCGTAGACTATCCCGCCGCGTTGGAGGCAGCGGGGATCGAGGCCATCGAGTTGGTGGAGCGATTCCCAATCATGACGGGGGTTTACGGCTACACTCGAGGCAAGCCAAATCCCGGCCAGTCTCGCTTGGTACCATTCAAGCCGCGGTCGGGTCGGACTTACACGGTGTATGGCGACGTTGCCGAAACGGAAGCCCTGTTCATCCGCCTTGCACCAATGGCAGTCGCCGATTGGCTTAGGCTCCGAGGCTTTGCTCTGCCAGCCTGGACCGACTCTCGCACTGCTCGGCTCGCGATCGCAAGCTCTGTACAGATTGCAGCCCCGGGCGAAGACCCGCCGGCCGCTCCGTCGCCGGGAAGCACGCTCCTGACGCTGGTGCATTCGGTGGCACACCGGCTTATCCGGCGGGCATCAGTGCTCGCAGGAATCGATCGCAACGCGCTATCTGAGTACCTCGTCCCGTGGCATCTTGGCTTCTTTGTCTTTGCGGCAGCGAGGGGAAGCTTCGTCCTTGGCGGGCTGCAGGCGCTGTTTGAAACAGAACTGCATACACTCTTGCGATCCTTAGTTCACGCGGAGCACCGTTGCGCTCTGGACCCGGGCTGTTCGCGCGCGGGTGCCTCGTGCGCCGCCTGTCTGCATCTCGGCGAACCGTCATGCCGGTGGTTCAACCGGTTCTTGGATCGTGGGGTGTTGCACGGTGATTCCGGCTATTTCCGCACTGCCGGGCGCGTAGGCGGTTTGCCGCAAGCAGCAGGGCCATCCTAGTCCAACTACGGGGTGTGTCGCGGACGCCACTGGCCAACCTCCTGTCCTCACTTACGATTTGTCCGCGGCCAATGGTGGCCGAACGACAGGACGCAGTGAGCCGATTCCAACTTGGGCGAGTGCTCGCGACGCCGGGCGTGATCGAAGCGGCGGAGCGGGCGGGCGACGATCTGATGAACATCATCCGGCGGCACGCGGCGGGCGATTGGGGCACCGTCGGGCCGGAGGATCGGCGGGCCAACGAGCGGGCGCTGCGTGACGGCTCGCGGCTGCTCTCTGCCTACCTGCTGCGCGACGGCACCAAGGTGTGGGTCATCACCGAAGCGGACCGATCGGCCACGACGATCCTGTTGCCGGATGAGTATTGAGGCCGAGCGGCGCACCCTCCTGCGAAAGATTGCTTGACTCACCGCAGCGAGCGTGACACGATCCGTGGCCTCACGAAAGGGGTTCCATGTCCGATCAGAAGTCGTGCCTTGAGGTCACGTTCAAACAGCCGGTTGAGGCCGTGGTCAGCAGCCCCGTGTACTCGCGGGAGATTCCCATCGTCTGGGAGTATTCAACGGTCCGAGCCTACAGGCAGTCGCAACCCTTCCCGGGTGACCCGCCGTTCACTGAGTTTGAGTTGTATGCCCTTCAAGAAGCGGGCAAGCACGGCTGGGAGATGGTCTGCTTAGTCGATGTCGGCCGTGAACGGCACTTCCTCTTGAAGCGACCGCAGCCGCCGCAGTAGGACGACGGGTCACCACTTGCCGAGCGGGCACCGCTCCGACGCCACCCGCGTCTTGGGCGCCAGCACGCACTTGCACACCCGACACTGGCAGAACCGCCCGATCACGCGGAGGCACGGGACGGCCTCGGGGCAGGAACGGCAGACGGCCCGCCGCCGCTCCGCGAGGTCGGGCGGGGCCGCGTCGATCGACAGCGCCGCCAGCGCCAGCCCCGCCGCCCCGTGGATCACGCCCCCGCAGTGGGAGCATCCGGGCATCAGATGCCCTCCGGCTCTTCGCAGTAGGGGATCGTGTTGCGCCGCAGCGTCGGCGGTGAGTAGCCGTAGAAGTTGGTCACGCAGCCGTCCAGCCGGTTGCAGCGATAGCCGGCCCAGTAACCGCCGTCGGGGGTGGACCAATCCGGCGTGCCGCCCGCGTCGGCCGGGTAGGCGTAGCGGAGCGCGAGCGTGTCGCCCGCGGACCAGATGACCTCGCTGCCCCACTTGAGTTCGTCGCCCTTGTACGTCGCGATGTGCGTGCCGTTGCGGTAGACCCAGAGCGCGTAGTTGGAGGCGAGGAAGACGCCGGAGGCCACCGCCATGCGGAACTTGCCGGGGCCGCCTCGGGTCACCGTCCACGCGAGCGCTTCGGCGGGGTCTGTGGTGGTGGCCGGCGTCGGCACGCACAGTTCGATGCAGAGGATCTGCGTCAGGAGTTCGTCGCCGTCGTCGGCGACGGGGCTGCCCCAGCCGTCCTCAAAGAGGAACTCATAGAACGCCGGGGCCGGCTGCATCGCGATCGTCAGCGTGCAGCTGCGCTCCCGCCGCGTCACGATCGAACCGAACGGGCCGACTTCCTCGTGCGCCGCGGTGACCCGGACGGCGAAGGTGGGAACCCAGGCGTAGTCGGCGAACGTCCCATCGGCGCTGACGTAGAAGTAGCTCGATTCGGCCGACGCCGGGGCCGTGCGTTCGGTCCACGTCGTGACGTTCGACGGCTTCACTTCGACCTTGAACGCCGCGTTCGGCGGCAGTTGCCAATCGGCGTTGCTCCACGCGACATCGACCCGGATGATCGGCGGGTTGAACGATCCGAACGTGTAACAGCCCTGCACCGTGGGCGTCAGCTGCACGCAGGCACAGCAGCACTTGCGCTTGAGGATGCTCACGACACGGCCCCCTGCACCACGGGGATGTTCGGCCAGTCGAAGAGCAGCCGCCAAGCGCTGTACGCATCGTCCCACGCCCGGCCGTGGCAGCGGAACCAGTGTCCGGTCGGGGCCGGCAGGATGCCGGTCACGTCGCCGCACACGGCCCCACTGGTCACCACCGTGTAGCCGCTCCGCTCGCCGGACGTGTTGCCGATTTCGATGACGTTGAATGCCGTGGCGCCGGTGCTCAGCGGCGTGGTGCTGAGCGGGGAGCGGTGGACGTCCACGGTGTACAGCCACCGCCACGGGGCGAACCCGCTCAGCAGCGTCGATCCCGTGATCTTCAACCACGAGCCATCAGCCCCCACCGACTCGCCCGCCGGGCCGGCGTTCGCGGAGGCCCCGCCGTCGCGCAGCACGAGGTCGGCGGCGCGCACGAGGCGGGCCGCCTGCTCGGGGGTGAACGCGGTCAGTCGGGTGGTCTTGGCCATGGTCGGTGACCCGTCACACGAGGCTGCTGATGTCGGCGGAGGCGTAGGGCGTGAGCACGATCTCAGCGCCGGCGTCGGTGCTGCTGCTCTTCTTGCTGCCGTCCGCGTTGAGCGGCCACGGCGTTTCGACGGGGGCACCGTCGGCCCCGGCGATGCGGCGATACGTGCCGCCGGACTTCTCCCAGAGGCCGCGTGACTCGTACTTCTGCTGCCAGCCGTCGGCGTTTGCCTTCAGCGTGACGGTGAGCGTGCGGTAGCGCACGCCGTTCTGTTCCTTCACTTCGCTGAGCCGCGGCGGCGTGGTCTTGAGCGTGCCGGCGGCGTAGTTCCGGCCGTCAATCGTGACCGTGCCGGCGTTCACCTTCGGCTTGATGAACCCTTCATAGGCCGCGTAGTTCGTGGTGTGGGCCACGTTCTTTTCGATGTTGATGACGAGGCCCCCCGAGTCGCGCTTGGGCAACTCGGGGAACGGCTCGCCGGCCGTCGTCTGCGCGAGCTTCGGCGTGGGCGATTCATCCTTGAAGTATCCCGCCTCGCTGCCCTCGATGTCGTAGCTGACTTTTGTCGCCTCGCTCAGCGGGTTCTCCGCGACGGTCGATGTGCTGTCGTAATCGCAGGTCACGCGGTAAAGCTGCCGCGTCTGATCGACGGCCGCGGCCGAACGCGAGACGCAGGGCACGCCGGCGGTGGTGCCCGGCATCGTCTGGCCGATCGCGGTGATCGGGAGCGTGGTGCCGTCCGCGGTGGCCCGCTCCGCTTGGTACGGCGTCACCGGGAGCGACGCGGTGACGAGCCACACGCAGGTGCCGGTGGTCTTGCCGCGTTCCGTTTTCGAAGTCCACTCCGCGGTGACGGGTCGGATGGTGTAGAGGATTTCGGGTTCGTCGGGCATTCGTCACATCCCTCCATCCCTCACGCGGCCGTCGCGAGTTCGACGCGATCGGCACCCTTGATCTCTGCGAGGATCGACCGCACCACCGACAGCAGATCGTCGCGGTTCGTGGCCCCGCTCTTCGCGGCCCCCGCGATCGCTTCGCGGGCGGCGGCGGGAACGGGAGCGGCCTTGGCGGGCGATGACACGGCGGAGCCTGCGGGGCCGGCGACGCCCGCGGCGGTCATCTCCGCGAAGCGGGCCTTGGCCGCGGCCTGCATGGCCTCCGCGGAACCGGCAACCAGAGCATCCCACTTGTCGGCGGTGTCCTTCGTGGCCCTGCCCAGCGCGTTCATTTCGTCGGTGGCGCTGGCGAGGTTCGCGGTGTTGAGCTTCGGCAGTTCGGGCGTCGCGGGGGCCGGGACATCGAGGGCCTTTACCGCGTTCGCCGCGGCTTGGGTGACGCCGGCCGCGGCCTGCTTCGCGGCCTGCTGCTGGTCGCTGAGGTACTTCCCCAAGCCTCCGGTGTACGCGGCCCCGAGCGTGTCGGCCTGCTGCTGCAAGCTCGCCTCTAGCGGGCCGATCTCACGTTCCGCGATCTTGGGCAACTCGCGGATCGACGACGTGAAGCCTTCGGTCAGGGCAGTCCACTGGAAGTTGAACCCGCCGCCGCTCAGGAATGATTTGAGCGCGGCGAAGAAGTTCAGGATGTTCGCCCACCCGTTGCGGAAGATCGCGGCCAAGAACTCGAACGCGGTGGTGAAGATGTCCCGCCAGTTCTGCGCGAACCAGTCGAGGTAGGCGGGGATGACCTCGGTGAAAATGTACGCGAACTGATTCGCCGTCCGCACCGCGAACAGCGCGACGTTGACGCCGGCGAGAGTCAGCGTGTCCTGCCAGTGGGTCACGGCGTAGGCGATCGTGTTGAACACGAGCGTCAGCCCATTCATGAGCCACGCGCCGGCGTTGTAAATGGACTGGAACACCCCGCCTGTCGTGGCCCCCGCCTCGCTCGTCTTCACCCCGATCAGGTCCATCGCCCACGTCCACGCCGCGGCGATCTGCGAGCCGGCCCACTGGACGATGCCCCACACCGCGGTGAACACGGCGCTGGCGGCGTTCCACAGCGACATCGTGTAGGCCGTCCACGTGGCCACCGTCGTCTGCCAGTTGCGGGCGACGAACTCGCCGATGGCGCCGACGATCGGGACGACAAAGTTGTAGACGGCCGTGAACGCGGCGACGACGGCCGACCAGACCGTGCGGCCGAACCCGACGATCAGCGGCGCGTACCGGGCGACGGCCGCGTTGATCGCCCCGCCTACGGTGCCGACCCAACCGGTGAACGCGGCGAGCGCGTCGCGGAGGCCGAACGCATCGACAATGGTGGTCACGAGGCCGGCGAGCGTGAGGCCGATGTTGTCCGAGAGGGTGGACCAGAGGCCCCCGAGCGTGCGCGATTGCTTCTCCATCAGGCCCGCGAACTGCCCGCCCGTCGCGGTGAGCGTGCCCAGCGCGGCGTCAAGCTGCGGGAACCCGACCTTGCCCGCCGTGACCATCGCGGCCACCTGCGACTCCGCCACGCCAAGCTGCTTGGCGAGGGCGCGGTAAATCGGGACGCCGGCCTCGGCAAGCTGGTTGAGGGTTTCGCCGGTGAGTTGCCCGCGAGACTTGATCTTGCCATAGATGGCTGCGAGGTCACCGAGCGGCTTGCCGGTGCCCGCGGCGATGTCACCGAGCATCGTGAGCTTGGCCGTGATCTTGTCGGCCCCGATGCCGAAGGCGAGCAGTTGCTTGGCGGAGGCGGCGATTTCCGGGAACTCGAACGGGGTGCTCGCGCTGAACTGCGTCAGTTCGGCCATCATCGCCTTCGCGGCGTCGGCGCTGCCGAGCATCGTCTCAAACGCGACGCCCACCTGCTCCAGTTCGGCCGCGAGCGTGATCCCCGACGCGGCCCCCTTGATCGCCGCGAACGCGCCGCCAATCGCGGCCCCGATGCCGGTGAACTTCAGCAACGTCGAACCGGCGGAGCCCAGTGACGACGTGAAGCCGGTCACCGTGGAGCGGACGGATTGGAAGGCGCTGACGAACGGCTTGACCGTCGCCCCGAGCACCACGCTGAGACTGCTGATGCGCTTGGCCATGGGTCACCCGGCCTTCCCGTTCGCGATGGCCTCCGCGACTTCGCTGCGGATGGCGTAAGCGTCCCATCGCGCACGCTCGGTGGCGTCGTCGTGAACGCCGGCCGCGGGCCTCAACTCAAAGTCGCGCTCGCGGAGCTTGCTGCTGGAGTGGGTCTGCGCGAGCAGGTAGCCGAGCCGCGTGGTGATCAGGCTCAGGGCCGGCCAGCCGGCGGGTTCCACCGCCAGGAACGCGGCCCACTCCGCGAACTGGTCGGCATCGAGGTCCGCGAGGAAGTCGTCAACATCGGGCCGGCCGAAGAGCAGCGCCAGCCGCATCGCGTCCCGCCGCCGTGGATCGCCGCGGAGGCGGGTCAGGAGTTTTTTGGTGCGACCTTGAGGCCGCTGAAGCGCATGACCTCTTCCGCGATCGTCTGAACTGTTTCGAAGTCCACCGCAGCGAGCCGGTCGGCATCGCCCTCTCCGAACATCGCGGCCCCGTCGTCGCGCAGGACGCACTTGGCGACGATGAACCGGAAGCCGGCGAGGGCCTTGTCGTCGGTGGCGTAGCTGCGGCGGATCGTTTCGACCTCCGCCGCGGTGAGCTTGCGGACCTTGAGCGCCGTGCCGTCCGGCAGCGTGACGTCGGCGGTGGCGGGTTTGCGGTTCAAGAACTGTTCGCGGTCCATGGTGGGGCCTCCGGTGTCGTGTCGCGGGCGTCAGGCGGTCAGCAGGCGCAGGGGCGGTCAGGCCGCGGGGGTCCAGACCATCTTGCCGATGCACTGCACCTCGCACTCCACGACGGGGCTGTCCTCCTGCCCGTCCACCGGGAGCGAGTGCTTGGTCAGGAAGCCGCGCACGACGGCCTTGCTTCCGTCGGGCAGGGTGACGCGCCAGTACTTCGTGGCGGTCGCCCGCGTCTCGGGGGCTGAGGCGAGTTGGAACACGGTTTCGAGCGCGGTGAACTGCGATCGCTGGTAGCGGTACGTGAACGGCAGCGTTCCGGGTTCGTAGATCGCGGGCGTGTATTCCTTGGTCGCGTCCGGGCTGTCGTCGTTCGTGGTCTCGCTCTTGCCCAGCTCGCGCTCCGGCAGCGTGATGTCGATCGTGCCGGCGACCTTGGTGTAGTAGCTGTTGCTGTCGGCGTCGCCATATTCGAGGCGCTTGCCGTGGCCGATCACATGTTCGCTGGGGGCATAGTCGCTCATGGTGGATCCTCACACCGCGATCTGCTCGCGGTAGGTCACGGTCACGTCGAAGCTGAACCTTGCGACGACGGCGTTCTCACCTTCGGCCCGCTGGCCGGGTACGAAGCGGTCGCCACGCAAGGTGATACGCTCGATTCGGGGCGAACTCGCCAACTCCGGCCCCCGGCCGTTCAGCGCCACCCGGATCGCGTCGGCGAGTGAGCGGGCGTCGGACGCACGGGCGGCGAAGATGTCGAGTTGGTACGTGGCCGTGGCGAGGCTGGAGGGGCCGTCGTCGCTGTCGAGCCGGTCGGTGTCGATGAGCGTGTAGACCACCCGCGGCAGGTCGCTCGTGACCTTGGTCACCTCCGTGGACGGGGCCACGCGGGGGCAGTGGGCGCGCAGGAGCGACGCTAGGGCGGAGTCGATCGTGTCGGTGGCGTTCGTGGCCTCGCTCATTCGGCCCCCCGCTCGATTTCGGACCGGAGGCGGTCGGTGAAGGCTTGCTCCGCCGCGGGCATCGAGGCCGCGGCCGCACGGCGCATATAGCCAGCCGGCGGGACGAATCGGCCGTCCGGCGTCACGTGGCCTTCCTCCACCAGATGGTCAATGTTCGTCGGCCGGTCGGGGTTGGCCTGGTTGTCGGATTTGAGCTTCGCCGCGTCGGCACCGACGACGCCCCCGAGCGAGAGGCCACGGCCGACGATCGACGACGACTGGGCGCGCTTGAGCTTCCCCTCATCCACCGGGGCCGCGGCCTTCACGGCCTGCACCAGCACTCGGGTGCCCGCCCGCGTCGCGTTGCGCAGGGCGCGGCGTGCGACCGGGCCGGCGAGCTTGTCCAGCTTCGCCAGCAGCTTGTCTGCTCCGCGGACTGTGACGCCGGACCGCGCCATCAGCGCTGCTCCTTGAGGATCAGCAGCATCGACCGATCGCGCTCGCCTTCATTGACGATGCCGTCGATCGCGAAGCGGCGTGCGCCGAACTGAATCTGGCACTCGCTGGTGACGCCGGGGATGAACCGGGCGACGGCCACGACGGTGCCCGACTCGATCACTTCGCCGTTGGCGAGCACTTCCTTGGCGGAAGCCGTGCGGAACCCGACGAACGCGGTGCCGATGTCGTTCCAGACGTACACAGACCGCTCGCCGGCCGCATTCTCTCTGTAGATCGGGCGGAGGATGGTCACGCGATGTCGAAGCTCACCGGCGCGCATGGTTACACCGCCTCACGTGTGCAGAACTGGTTGACGATCCGCGTCAGCGCGTCGCCCACCTCGCTCGCGATGGTGCCGGTCACGTGCGTCTCGCGGTGTTCGTAGAACGTGCCGAGCACGAGCAGAACGCCGGCCTTGAGCACGGCCGGCACCGGGTTGAAGTCGGACATCGGCCGCTGTAGCTCGCCCTCCACGAACTGAGTCGCGGCGAGCGCGATGCGGGTGATCAGCGCGTCGTCGGTATCGACGGTCACCCGCAGGTGCTCTTTCGCTTCGGCGAGCGTGACGGCGGGCGTCGTGGAGAGGGTGAGCGGCACGGAGGGGCCTCCGATGTGGCGGCGCAGGTCAGCCGCCGGACCAGCCGGGGATCAGGGCGAGCGGCTGGACCTCCGCACGCTGCCCGCTCGGGTGGGCGATCACGAGGTTGCCGCGGGCCGACCAGTAGTAGCCGCCGCCCGCCGCCGGGATGCTCGCGGCCCCGCTCGGCATGACGGTGAGGCCGGCCGCGTTCAGCGCGGTGCTGATCGCGGAGCGGAGGCCGGACGGGGGGATGAACGGCACCGCGAACCCGGCGTTGACCAGCGTCGTCGCCTCCGCGCTGTCGAGGGTGACGACTTCGCCCGGCGAGCGGTGGTAGGTGTTCGCCGCGATCGACGTGAGCGTGAGTAGGGTTGTCGTCGGCATCGTGCGTCCTGCGTCCGTGGTTGGCGAGCGGTGGACAGAACGGGGCCGCGGGGAACACAACCCGCGGCCCCATCGGGCAAGGCTTGGATTAGGCCGCGAGCTTCAGCAGCTTGACGGCCTTCGTGTCGGCCAAGTTTGCGTCGGCCCGCTGGAACACCCGGAACCCGACAAGGCCGTCACCGATGAAGAGTTCGTTCGCCCGGACCACCTCGACGGCGGTCACGTCGCGGATGAAGTACCGGGAGAAGTCGCCGGCCGCGACGACGGTGGAACTGGCCCCGTCGCTCAGCGTGGCGAGGTCGTTGTTCACCACGTACGGTATATCGAGGATCGTGGATGGCGCGCCGCCGGTGGCGCTGGAGAAGATGTAACGCCCGGCCCCGTCCTTCAGTTTGCGGACCGCGGCGAGCGTCGTGTCGTGCAACTGGAGGCGGAAGTTGGGGCTGCCGCGGTAGCCGGCATCGACGCTGTGGATGAGGTCGAGCAGTTCCTCGTACGTGATCGCGTTCGTCGCCGCGGCCGTCTTGCCCACGGTGCCGGCCGTGACGAACCCGCGGGGCTGGCCCGTACCGGTGCCCGTGGTGGCGTACTGGTTGAAAATGCGGCCGATGCGCTCCCCGGCGATGCCGATGATGTACTGCTCGATCGGGAAGGCGGTGTCGCGCAGCATCTCCTGCGACACCTTTACCCATTTGCTGTCGAAGCGATACGCCCCGAGCGTCACGTTGCCCAGCGCCGGGTCGGCGTTCGCGTTGTTAGTCGCCCCCTCCGCCACGATCTGACCCACGTTCGCGGTGTCGTCCGCGGTCGGGATCGTCAGCGGGTTGCCGTCCGTGGTCGGCAGCACGGTGGCGCCGGCCTGACGCACGCCGGCCCAGGACTTCTGCGCCACGATCAGCTGATCGTAGAACGCCCGCGGCCCGACGACGCCGGTGCCGGCGACGGTCAGGGCGCGCAGTTCCATCGGCGACGTGCCGCGCAGGTAGCGGTCGAACTGCTGGCGCTGCTCGTCGCGCTGCTCGCCGGCCTTCTGCTCGGGCGTGTTCACATCTTCGCGGCCGGGCTGCTGGCGCTGCTCGCCCTTGGCGGCAAGCTCGGTTTCGAGCTTTCGCGCGGCCTCCCACCGCTCGATGTCGCTCTTGATGGCCTCCGCCCGCGTGTTCAGAGCGTCGAACGCGGTGTGCTCTTCAGAAGTCAGGTCGCGCTTCTCATCCTCGCTCTGCTTGAGGATGGACTTCATCTCCGCCAGCTTCGCGGCCCGCTCTTCACGCAGTTGCTTGAGCTTCATCCAGTCCATTGCTGTATCTCCGAAGGTAGAGCGGCCACGGAACGGGGCCGGCTGCACCAAGTGTTACGCCATCGACAGGGCCAACTTCGCCATCGCCGTGCGCCGACGCGGGAACTCGGGGCGGATCAGCGCCAGCACGGCGGGGTCGAACGTGGCGGAGCGAACCGCGACGGAAGTGTCCTGGTACGCGGGGCTGCTCACGATCGACACTTCGCGGAGGTCCACGTCCAGCAGTTCGCGGATGGCCACCCCGTTCTCGTTGACGAACCTCTGCCCGGCGTCGCCGCGGACGTGGAAGCCGAAGCTCAGGCCCTTCACGTCGCCGCGGGTCACCAACGCCGCGGCGTCAGCCGCATACGTCGTGGCCGGCATGTCGATCGAAACGGCAAGGCCGGTCGGTGTGGCCGTGAGTTGGACGGTGTTGTTGCTGGTGCGGCCCAAGAGCTTGGCGGAGTCGTGGTCCACGAGGGCGCGCACGTCCTGCTTGTTCGCCAAGGTGCCGTTGAAGGCCGACGGGGTGATACGTTCGCGCCACCCGCCCAGATCGACGCTGAGCGAGTTGAACGGGATGACGCCGATAAACCGCCGCACCCCGCCGTCGCCCTCGGCACGGAGAGACAGCCCCGCGTCCACCGCGTAGAGGGTGGCGATGCGAGTCTCAACGGTCGGGCCGGTGGTGGTGTTGGCGCTGCTCATGGTCAAGCTCACTTGGTGGTCGTGTCGGCCGGCGGAGTCGCCGGCGAAGTCGAAGCCGCGGCCCCGCCGACGGGCGTCATGTTGAGCGGGCTGAGGTACGAATCGCCCCCTTCGATCGGCGGCAGCCCTTCCTTGCGGCGGATGTCGTTGATCGAAAGCCAGCCGCCCTGACGGCCGGTCTGATACGCCGTGTAGCGCTCCTGCGTGGTGGCGCGCAGAAGCGAATCGAGGTTGAACCTCACCTCCAGCTCCGGCTTCTCGCGCTCCAAGAGCAGCTTGGCCGCGGCCTCCTGCTCCAGCTTGATCACCCACGGGCTGATCGTCATCTGGTGGAACGCGGCCGACTGCGCCTCCAGACTCGCATAGCTCGATTTCTCAAGGATGCCGAGCATCCACGGCGGCACGCGAAAGAAACGCGCGATGTCGAGCACGATGGCGTTGCGGGCCTCCACCATCTGTCCCTCTTGCGGCTTGAGGGTGGTCGGGACGAACTTCATCGGATCAGGCAACACGGCGACGCGGAAGGCGTTTTCGATCCCCGTGTAGTTGGCCCGCCACGACTCCACGAACCGCTGCATCGCGTCCTTGTTCATCGCGGGCGTCTGCAGGATGCCCCCGACGTTGCCCCCGCTGAATGCCTTCGCGGCGTATCGGTTCATCGCGACATCCAGCCCGATCTGCTGAGACCCGGCCCGGACCGGCGACACGGGGCTGATGCCGTCGTGCGTCCACCCGAGCACCACGAGCACATCGGCCGGGGTGAGCGTGTGAACCGCCGTGCCGAGCGAGACGCGGTAGAGAAGCTGGCCCGCCTGCCGCATCGGCTGAACGCCGGCGGAGCGGAGCGGATACAGGCCGGTCGGCACACCGAGTTCGTCGCGCTCGATGGCCGCGAAGCCGGCCCCCCAGAGCAGCGCGTTACTGAGCAGCGCCTCACGGAACACGGCCGGCGTCATGAAAGGGTTCGGCGACGACGCGAGGAGTTTGGCGACGGGGTGCTCATATAGCTTCTCGCCACCCTTCCGAGTCAGCACGTGAGCGGGCAGCGCTGCGATCGTCTGGGAGATTGTCGCGATGCAGCCCCAGACGGCCGAACTGATGACCGCGTTGGCTTCGGTGACGGTGACGCCGGCGTCGGCGTACCCCGTCGGCCCCGCCCCGAACAAACTGAACGCGGGGGGCAGCGGGTCCATGCCGGGGGCCGGCAGCGCGCGCTGTTCCGCCGATCGACCGAAGATGCGGGCGAGTAGAGCCATCCGGGATGCTACGGTTACAACACGACAAGTTCGGGATGGGAGGCGTAGTAGTTGCCGTCACCCTCGCTCTTGGCCCCGGCCCCGAACCGCAGCGCGTTGACGGCCATCACCATCGACACCGCGGCGTCGATGCGGGCCACCGACCGGCCCTTGGTCAGCCACTGGTTTCCCTGATCGTCCTGCTTCACGGCGGCGGAGGCGACTTGGAAGTTGAAGGCCGCGTTGTCGGGGTGGGCGAGTTCGCGGGCCAGCACCATGCGCTCCACTTCCTTCGTGGCCTGCGCGAGTGACCAGCCCTGCCGGACGGTGACGACGGGCAGCCCCGCCTTCATCAGCCGCTCCAGCAGGCCGCTCGCGTTGAACGGGTCGGCCTGAATCTCGCGGACATCCAGAAGCTGCGCGAGTTCGACGATGCGGCGCTCCACAACGGCATAGTCCACCGTGTTCCCCTCCGTGGCGGTGATGAGGCCGTCCCGAATCCACGCCGTGTACGGTGCCTTGTCGCGAGCCTGCCGACGAAACCGCCCTTCCGCGTTGTCCTTCGGAATGAAGATGTCGGCGTGAACGTAGGTCTGGCCCTCGTGTTCGATCGCGGCGACGACGGCCGTGGTGTCGGTGGTGCTGGAGAGGTCGATGCCGAGCGTGGCCCGGCAGCCGCGGAGGTCATCCAAAGCGAACGGGGCCGCGCACGCTTTCCACTCTTCAAGGCCCAGCCACGACGCGGCCGTTTCTGTCCACTGGTTGAGCGAAAGCTGGCGGAACACCGCCATCTTGCGCGGCACCGCCCGCGCTTCGCGGAGGTCGCGGGCGTATTCGTCGCTCGGCACCGTGACATCGAGGTTCGGCTGGGCCATGCGCCACACAGCCGGGTCCGCGATGTCGGCATCGGGCGGAGCGGTGAACACGGCGGGGAGAAACGTCGGGTCACTGATCAGGCCGTCGCGCACCTTGCAGGCGTAGTCCCAAACTTCGCCCGCGATCGACTCGGGGTTGGTGCCCGCGGTCGTGGTGAAGAACATCAGCGGCTGCCGCCGCGAGCGCATGGAGGTTTCGAGAACATCAATCAGGTCAGGCAGCATCACGTGGAGCTCGTCAACGAGCGCGGCGTGAAGGTTGCCCCCGTGCTTCGTGCGGGCGCTGGCGTTGATGACGCGGTAGCTGCCTCCGTTGGCGACGCAGCGGATGGACTTCGCGAACATCTCCGCCCGCTTCACCAGCTCGGGCTCGTTCCGCACCATGGCCGCGGCGGCGTTGAAGACCTTGGTCGCCTGCTCGGCGTTGCCCGCCGCGCTGACGATCTCCGGCGTCGGCTCGCCGTCGGCGAACAGGAGATAGTTGGCGACCACCGCGGCGAGTTCGGTCTTGCCGCTCTTGCGGGCTGTCGAGAGAAGCACCTTGCGGTATCGCCGGAGGCCGTTCGGATCGACCCAGCCGAACAGGTTGGCGAGCAGCGCCACCTGCCACGGTTGGAGGATGAAGCGATGGCCGGCCCAGGTCGAGACGGTGAAGGTGCAAAGCTCGTGCGCGAACGCGACGACGCGGGCGGCGCGCTCGCGGTCGAACGAGAAGCCGGCCGCGTCGGCCCACGGGTCGTAGCCGGGCAGCGCGGAGCGGCAGGCAGCCTCAATCGCGTCGGGCGTCCACACGATCGGGAGCGGCGGCGAGGTTGTCGCGGAGCCGGCCGCGGTCATCCGGCCTCCGTGGCGAGCCGCAGCGGCGAGTCAAAGAATCGCGCCTTGGCGTTCGCGTCGGCCACGACGTTCGCGGGCGACACTTCGATCCGCGAGCGTGCGGAGGGAGTCATGCCGAATGCCTGCTCCAGCCGCCCCAACTCTTCGGCGAGCGAACGGGCGACGTTCGTCAGCGGCGACACGTTCATCGCCTTGACTCGGCCCTCCGCGTCGCGGAACACGGCCACTTCGGTGCCGCTCTTTTCGATCGTTTGCACGGCCTGACGCCAGCGCACCCAGGTCGATGCGTAGCGAGCGAGCGCGTTGCCGTCGATCTGCCCGACCACACCCATCTTGGTCAGCATCTTGACCACGCGGCGGAACTCCTTGCGCGCATCGGCGTTGAGCCACGACGGGCAAGTCGGCCGGCCCGTGGCCTGCGGCTCGTTGCTCGCAGCCCGGTCGGGTCGGTAGGTGCCGCGAGCGACTTTTAGCGCGGTCGGCAGAGGCTTTGGCCCACGCAGTCCCATGTGACCTACTCCCCTCTCTGCGGCCGGCCCGCGAGCCGGCGCTGATGCTCGTTGTTGGCCATCCTGACCGCGGCCCGCGTCGTCAGGGTCAGGTGATCGGGCCGCACGCAGCGGGCGTTCTCGCACCAGTTCGACACGATCTTTCCGTCCGGCACGGGGCCGCGGTGGATCAACCACGAGGAACGTCGGGATGTTCGCGTGCGGCTGATCCCGAAACAGCCAGCAGCCCTCACGCGGCCGATCGTAGTGCCCGCCGAAGTTGGCCGCGTCGCGTTCGGTCGGCATGATCTGCTTCGCCGCTGGTCTTACTCCGCCTGGCATTCTGCGCCTCGCTTTCGGTCGATCGTGACCAACTCCATGCCGAAGTTGTCGACACCCTCCGGCACGATCAGCCCCGGCCGCGGCAGCAGCTTGTTGTCCTTGAAAGGCCGGTAATCCACATGGTGTTGCCACCTGCCCCACTTGCGCGTCACCTTCACCACGTCCGGATGCTGACGCTGGAGCGATTGGGCCATCAGCAGGCGGCCGTCGCGGCCGTCGTTGAGCTTGTAGAGCGATTCGGTGTTCCCGCCCTTCATGGTCATCGTCGGCATCTTCTCGCAGAGAAACGCGTTGAAGAGGATCGTGCACCAGCCGGCCTTCAAAGCGCGCAGGCTGAGGTCGCTGTCCTCGTTGTAGCGCCCTCGCCAACGGAACGGCAGATCGTTCTGAATCAGGATCGCGGAGTAGATTCGCGTGTTCGGAGTGAACGGCGGAATCTTCGATTTCCTTGAACAAAACATGAAATAGTTCGGCCCCGCCATCGCGACGTTGAGGTAACGATCGCAGAAATCCTCCATCGCGGCGAAGGGTGTTCCGGTCGCCAGCGGAACCTTCAGGTTGTTGTTGAACCGGTAAAACGAGCGCAGGTTATCATCGAGAACCCAATGCCTCTTGTGCCCCTCCGCGATCGCGCGTTCCCAGACAAAGTTCCTCGCTGGCACGGAGCTTCCGACGTTGCTGAACGGCAGCACGAGCAGCTTGGCCGGGTCGATCACCGCCGCGTACTGGTCGAACTCTTGAGGTTCGACGGCGACGCGATAGGGCACGCCGATCTTGTCGAGCGCCTTCGCCGTGAGCCGCGACTCCCATCGCGATTTGCTGACGATGAACACGGGGTACTTATTCAGCATGGTTGGCGTCCACGAAACGGATGTTTGAGATGTGCCCGATCGGCGCGGGCGGATACCACAGGCTGCGGGTCTTGTCGGTGATCGTCTGTTGGATCAGGGCGGCGAAGGCGTCGCGATCGGCCGCGGACGCGAAGTTGATCCTGATCGAATACGCCGCGGTCTGGTCCTCGCTCTCGCACTCCGGCATGCCGGTCCACGTCGTTGCGGGATCGTTCGGGACGCCGGCCCCGCCCGTGGCGGCGAGCAGTCGGGCGAGCTCATCGGCGGAGTAGCCGGCGGCCTCCGCCAGCGCGGCGTCTTCTGCGCGCAGAGATTCGAGCAGGGCCGCGAGGGCACTATCGTTGAACGTGCTGCCGACCTCGGCATCACCGGCCCGGTTGTCGGCGATGGCGTAGGCCGTGGCCTCTGAGCCGCGGAGGTTCGACCTCACTGCATTGATCTCAGTCCACCCGAGCAGCTGCGCCGCCGCGAGTGTGCCGTTGCCGGCGCGCACGACGTTGGCCGCGTCGATCACGATCGGTTTCTGCTGGCCGAACCGCCGGAGGCTCGCCGCGATCGCCTGAATGTTCCGGGGGGTGTGAGTGCGTACGTTCGCCGGGTCGGTGACGAGCTTCGCGATTTCGATCGTCTCGATGTGCATGGTTCATCCTCCTGTCTGTCAGCCCCGCCAAGGCGCTTCCGGGCCGTTGTGCCGCGGTTGTTGAGGTCGGGCGGGGTTCCGGGTCGGTGGCGTCGGATCGCGCTGTGCGTCAGCCGCACGGGCTGGGGTCGAAAACCTGCCGGGGAACAAAGGGCGGGGGCGCTCGGTCTCCAAAAACCCGGTCGTCACCTTTTTGACCCCCTATCCCGCCCACCCGCCGACGGCCAAGGCGCGCGAGCAGGGCTGACCCTCGCGCCACCGCGCCATCGCCTCCGCGTGCCGCTCGATGGCGTCGGCCAAGACTGCTGTCGCCTGTCGTAGCTCCGTGAACCGGCGGGCCTCATCGGGCGACGGTTCGACGTAGATGTGCTGGCACTCGGGACACTCATAGATGACGCCCCCGTTCGCGATGCGTGATCGGATGGCACGGACCTCCAGAGAACAGCGAGGGCAGCGGATCACTGGACACCTCCGGTTGGTGGAGCCGCGAGAGCGGGACGTTGGATCGTGCGCCGACGTGACCCCGGCCCCGCCGCGGACCATTCCCGCAGTAGCGCGACGGCCAGCGCCTCACGCTCCGCCTCCGCCTCAAGGTGGGCGGCGAGCCGGCGGCGGTAGGCGTCCACTTCGGCACGCTGCTCCGCGGTGAGCCGGCGCACGCGCACGCGGAGTTCACGTGCGGCCTCGGGACGGTTGGCGAAGATGGGGAGAGGGGCCGGCACGTCGGGGACGAAACGCCACGACTGACCTGCGATGATCTTGCGCACCGTGCGGGTGGCGACGCGGTAGGCCAGGGCGATGCCGGCGACGCTGAACCCGGCCCGGCGGAGATCGCGGATGCCTTGGACGTCGGCTCGCGTAAGCGTGGCATTGGCGGTGCTGTGCGTGCCGAATCGGCCGTCTGCTGTGCGGTCGCTCATGGCCGGCCCCCCGCCGCCGGACGCGGCTCGTTTATGCCTTCGGCCTTGTAGCGGGCGGTCACCTCGTCATGGTGAGGGCGGCACAAGCTGCGCAGGTTGCTCGGGTCGAGTCGGCCCCCGCCCGCCGTGATCGGCGTGATGTGGTCCACCAGCACGGCCGGAGTCACCACGCCAATGGCGTCGCAGAGTGCGCAGAGCGGATGAGCCGCAAGGTGCTGCTCGCGGAGGCGTCGCCAGTCTGCCCCGTATCCACGCTGCGCCGCAGTCGGCCGCGGATCGGGCCGGGCCGGCAGGATCGGCGGAGTGAAGGTGGGCGGTCGGGTGGGCACGCGAGACGTTACGTCCCGGTGTGCCGAAGTTCGCCATTCAGCAGTTCGCGATTCGCCCGGAGGTCCGGCCCCGCGAGCTTGATCAGCACGGTATTCGCCCGGTCCGTGAGGCGGCTGAACAGCGCCTGCCCGTACACGTCGATTAGCGCCTTGCCGTCGCAGTTCGTCGTGACGATCGTCGGCCGCTTGCTGGAATAGCGGGATTCGATCACCTGCTTCATCAGCCGGAACTCGGTGTCGTTGAGCCGGTTGCCGCCGATGTCGTCCAGCACGAGAAAGTGGGCGTCACGGAACCCGCTCGCGCCGTACCGCTTGTGCTTCGCCGCGGCGCGGCGTTGCCGGTCGAGCAGTTGCGACTCCGTGACAAAGCGGAACTGGTCACAGTCCCACGGTGCGGCGTCGGACGCGCCACGGCTTATCGCGGTGAAGAGGGCGCGGGCCGCGATCTGTGACTTGCCCGTGCCGGCCGGGCCGGTGATCAGCAGGATGCCGGAGGATCGTCCAAGCCAGCCGGAGGCGACGTCCAACGCGGCCCGCTGGTGATCGGCCGGCCAGAGCTTGGTCGCGGCGACAGCGGCGAGGTCCGGCCCCGCCGCGTCTGCGAGGCGGGAGAGTGCGGCATCGCGACGACTCAGGGACTCGCGGCGATCGCGCTCTTGGCGGATCGCGGTCAACAGTTCGGCCGGCAGCACGTCCTTGGGATGGTGCAGCGCAGGCATGTGGTCGAGAGCGCGCATGATCTGCGATTCGGTCAGGCTCGCCGGCGAAGTCGAATATTCCGCGAGTGTCCGGCGGCGGTAGCGCTCACGCTCTTCGAGGCCGGGCCAGACGGTGCCGAGCAGGTCGAGTTCGGCATCGGTCATGTCGGCCGGCCGCTTCGCCTCAAGCAGTGCGCGGCAAGCCAGTTCCGCGTCGTTCGCGGGGCCGGGTGACGGCGGGGTCGGGGCCGGCGAGTCGCTGTCGAACAACGATGTCATGCGGTTGGTGGTGTCCATGTCGGACCTCCGTTGATGGGATGTCAGGCGAGCTCTGGGAAGTTCCTCAGGGCGGTAGCGAGCACTTCGTCACGCGGGCGTTGCTCAGCCCGCCATGCTCCGATGGGCTGGTAGCTGGTGGCCGGCTTGGGCGCTGCCGCGGGCTGGCCGGCGAGCACGCGGGCGACGACGGCCAGCACCTGCCGGTTGCTCGGGGCTGCTTCATCCAGGTCGGGCGGAGTGCTCATCCATGCCAGGGCCGCGGCGATGTCGGGCCAGCGGGTGGCGATCGTGAGCAAGGTGTTGATCGCGTCGGGCCGGGGCCGGGTGGAGAGGATCGACTTCACCGAGCCGATCAGCCGCCCCATCGCCGGCAGGCGGAGCGGCAGGCGCAGGCGCTCGCGGACGTGAGCTGCTGCGGCCCAATAGGCTGCCGCGATCTGCGCCTCACTCGCGTCGTCGTCGATCTTGCTCGGGTCGGCCGGGGTGGCGCGATGCCAGTGGCCGGCCGCGGGCGGGAGCGACGCGAGCGCGTCGGCCGGGGCATCGAGGCCGGCCGTGCCGAACTTCAGCCAGCGCGTCATCGCATCGGCGCTGGCGCAGATGCGGACCTTGGCCGCGTCATCGAGCTTCACCCGGCCGGCCCCGGCCTTGGCCTTGCCCTTCGCCGGGGCCTTCGGCCGGCGGGCCGGCTCGTCGGGCCGATCCTCTCGGGGCCGCGGCTCAGCCCCACTCTCTGCCGCGGGGGACAGGTCGGGCCTCACCTCACTGGGCCTCACCTCGTCACGCGGCGTAGCCGCTCCCGATGGGGCCTCCGCTCCGCGGCCACTCTCGATACCGCGGGTAGGATGCTCCGCCCTGCCCTCCGCGGAGGTCGCTCCGCTCCCCTCGCTGAAGGACGCGGAGGAAGTAGGCCCCCGCGACGCCGCAGGCGGAGCGATAGCCGCCGCAGGCGGCGAGGCGGCGTCAGCCGCCATCTTCTCTTCTACTCTCCTCTTCTCTTTCTCTTCTTCCGTTTCTCTTATTAGGGGGTCGTTTGTGACCCCGGTGGGGGTGTCGTTTGCGACACCGGTACCCGTGTCGTCCGCGACACCAGTGGTGTCTTTCACGACACCGGTGCCATTTGTGACACCGGTGTCATCCGCGACACCAGTGTCTTCCCCGACACCGGTATGTGATCCCCGCTGCCGGAGCGAAGCGACGATCCGGGCCACCGTCGCCGCGTCGTCGAAGTTCGCCATGCGGTAGTGCCGGGTGAAGCCGCTGACGTCCTGCACGACTTCGAGGATGCCCGCGGCCACGAGCCGGGAGCGAATCCGCTTCACGGCACGCGGCTGCTTGTGGAGGCGCTTGGCGAGCGTTGAGGATCCAACCGCGATCGTCGGCACGTAGGTCTGAAGCACCGGCAGCAGGCCCCGCTCGCCGTCATCGAGCAGCGGCCAGACGTCAGTCATCAGGTGGTTAGCGAGGAACGCGAAACCTCGCTGGCGGCGGTCGGTGTGGTCGGACATGGTGCGGCCCTCAAATGGACGCGGCCCGTCGTTGGCGCGACGGGCCGCAAGTGCGAGGGCACGCACTGTGGATCGTTGTGAACGTCGTGCCCTCGCAGCGCGCGTCGCCAAACGCTTTCACCCAACGCTACGTCGGGCGGCTGCTCACTTCGCCATTCCGTGAACATCGGTATGCCCGACGACTCAGGTGGCTACACGTCCACTCGGGGATCGGCCCGGCCGATGAACAAAAAATCGCCCGACCCACGAGGCCGGGCGACTCAAGCGGATGTCGCCGGCCGGAGGCTGCCGGGGCGACACGGGATGCTACGGCGAGGCCGGCCGGCCTACGCCACTTCTACGTCGGCCTCGGGGCCGAACACTCCCTGCGCCGTCTCCACGAGCTTGCCGGTGGGCTGGCCGGCGCTGTCATAGGCGTCGCGGAGGTCCAGCCCCAAGGGTTCGATCGTCTTGCGATGCGTGGCGATGTTGTCGTGAAACGGCGCCAGCCGCACGACGACGGCGGCGACGGCTGACCACTCGCCGACCAGCTCCGCGGCCTCGTGGTCACTGCCGGCCCGATAGAGGATGCGAACGGTCCTCGGGTCGGCGTAATCGAGAGCGGGCCGACGCGGGGGCCGTGCGGGGTCGGGGTTGACGATGATCGCATTGAGGGTGGTGGTCGTGTAGGCCATGCCGGGCATTCTCCCCGATGATTCCTGCTGGCCTCGTGGCGGCAGATCAGATTTCCGTGGTGGGGCCTTCGGCGGGTGATCCTCATAGATCAGGTTCGACCCGGCCCCGCGGGTGCGACGCAGGGGCCGCAGGGTTCCTGTAGCACGTCCACGAGCAGGGCGAAGATTCCGGCCGTAGGTGCTGGACAGCGCTCCGCCGCGGGCGGGCCTTGAAGTGATGTCGCGGGATCACTCCCCGCGAACTCTGCCCGTATGCCGGCCGGCCTGCCGACAGGCAGAGCATGACCACCACCATCGACGCCCCGCCGACCACGGACACCAACGCGCTGGCCATCGTCGTCGCCCGCGTCATTCGGGACGCCGCTGCGGCTGAGGGAGAGACGCGCCGTAGCGAGGCCGACGCCATCGCCGCGCTGCTCGCCGAGCCTGCCGCGTGGCTGGACTGGCCCCCGGATGACCGCGACGATCTGGAGGATGAGGTGTATGAGTGGGCATCGGACGCGGAGGCGTGCGACGTGCCGCGCCTCTCCGCGATGCTCGCCGTGAGGCCGCTGGCCAAGGTGGATGCCGAACTTCACCGCTGGGCAACGCGGGCGATCATCGCAGCCTATGACGGACCTACGCCGATCGTGCCGCCGAGCGGGCCGCTGGTCGAGTTGTAGCGATCCTTATTGACGGTCCTTCCGACTAGGTGGACCGGATCGTCACCGTCGTTACCGTGAAGCACCTAACAGGTGGCACCACTGCGGCGGTATGCCGCTGTCGCGGCCCTTCCCCCCACCCTATGCCTGCGGGGCCGACCGTTTAGCCTCCTCACAGCAGCACGGCTAACGCTGCCCAGGAGGCTATTGCAATGGCAAGCGCTTTGGACGATCTACGAGCACTGCTCTCCGATACCCCGAAGGGCCCGGTCGACTCCGATTCGCCGGTCGCCAGTTTGCTGACGGTTGTATGGGCTGCAGACCACGAGGGAGTTGCGCCGACCAAGATGCGGTCTAGCAAGCTGCATCGCGCGGAAGACTTCAGGTGGGCCCCGCCTGAGTTCTCGTTCATGATCGAGCGCCATGGGGGATACTGTGAAGGGTCCAGTCGGGCTGAACTGCACCGTTGGTCGCTGAACACGATTACCGGCAGATGGAACATCACCAAGACAGGCCATCGGCAGCTGACGCCGATGTCAAAGCGGATGGATCTGAAGACGCCCGCTCGGGAGGTCGCCACCGCAATCGTGCGCCGGCGAAAGGACAAGCGTTTGAAGTGGGACGCCGACGGTAACGCGGTGCGAGTTCTCGTCGGTGACTTCATCACCGCGAACAACAAGCAGACCCTTGGATCGCGACGCAAGCGATTCCGGCTTGAGTTGGAGGCGATACTTAAGCCAAACGGTTGGCAACCAGCACCCGGCCGCGCCGTCGGCACCTATAGCCGGCCGGCCCAAGCGCGACCTAAGCGGAAGTAGAGCCTTTTGGATGGGTTGGCACCAGCCGCGTACAGTCGTCCTCACGCGGGGCGCACCGGCATACATCACCCGATGACCACTGAACCCGCAGACGGCAGCTTCGCCCTCGATGCTCGCCCCGGCGAAGTAATGGCTGGCTGGCCCGGCCAGCCCGCATGGGCCCGCCGCTTTCCGATTCTCGCGCTGTCGCTCTGCCCATTTCGCCTTCTGCCGCTTCGCGATGTAGGTCTTGTGAGATGGATACCTGTGGGCGGGCCAGCCCCGCGGTTCGTGCGTGTGGCAAGTAGCCGCAGAGAGTAGTCGGTGGAACCGCTGCCGTAGAAGATTCACCGCGACGGAACTGGAAACGGAGTACCCATGCGGTCCACTACTCAGTACGTCTACAAGACGACCCTCGCCAAGACCTACGGTCTCACGCCGAAGCTGATCGCCCTACTTGGACCCGCAGACAAAGAGGTGCCGAACAGGCATCACAGGTCTGGCCCGCCCTCTCTGCTCTACGCCGTCGATCGAGTTGAGCAGTTCGTCACTGAGCACGCCGCAGAGGTCGCTGATGCCGCAAGCAGGCGGAAGGCACGGTCAGAGTCCGCGGCCCGCGGAGTGGTGACCAAGACCACGAAGCTCATCGACGGCATCGACGAGATCGGGCTGACGTGGAGTGAGCTGCCGCGGAAGTATCAGACACTGTTGGACCGCGCGGCGAGCCACGCTGTCGCCCGATACGGCGCTGCCGCCCACACTCCCGGCTATGCGGGCGTCGTCGCCACGGTGCGGCACGAGTTCACGAACTATGATGAACTCCTGCGCCTGATCCACGGAAAGGTGGGATCGTCAGCCGCGTACGAGAGTATCAGGTCACGCCTCGATGACGAGATTGAGGCCAAGCTCGCGGAGCGGTACCCCCGCGTGCTACACGATGCAGCCGAGTGATCACGGCCCACTAACGGAAGCGGGGGGGGCCCCCCGGCCGGGCCCCGGAGGATTGTGAAAACGACGCCGGGCCAAA